GCGCGACCAATGTTACTGCTGCTGCGGTTGACCCGGCGTCTGCCTCGTACTCTGTTCTGGTGTTGGGCGCTGCCTAACGCAACAGCCCGAGATAGGAGTACCTATGCAGGCGCAGCAAAGTTACGATCTAGCGGGTAAGAGCCTATTCATCGCTCTTCCCGCTTACGACTTCAAGGTGTCCTTGAAGTTGGCAATTTCCCTTGCCCGCTTCGCCCAAGTGGCCCCGCAGCACGGGATCGACATCCAGATCGGTAGTATCTGCGGCTGCTCGGTTGTGAGCCGTGCCCGCAACCTGCTGGTACAGGACCTGCTGGAGAGTGAGTGCGACTACCTCCTCTTCATAGACAGCGACATCAACTTCGAACCTGACGACATCTTGCGTCTGATGGCGTGGGGGTCTGACCCCAAGAAGGGTATTATCGCTGGCGTGCCCCGCACACGTAGCGAGGACAAGGTGTATATCGCCAACCTCGAATATGACGAGAACGCCGAGCTGACCATGAACCGTATGGGGCTAGTCCGCGCTGAGCGGGTGGCGACCGCCTTCATGCTGGTGCGCCGCGAAGTGTTCGAGCAAATGGTCGCTGCCCACCCCGAGTGGAAGTATTACGACAAGCGGGCCGAGAAGGTTGTGCCGTGCCTGTTCGACTTCCAGCTTACTGAAGAGGGGTACATCGGCGAGGACTTCTTGTTCTGCGACCGCACCCGCGACCTCGGCTTCGAAGTGTGGGTCGATCCGTCGATCACCCTCGGCCATATGGGCGTGCAAGAGTATGTAGGTAATTTCGGCAACGACGTCCTCTACCCGATGATCGTGCCCGACAAGGAGGTGGCGTGATGGCTAAGATCGACAAAGTCCTAGGCTCGATATCGCCGCTTTACGGCGCGATTAGCGGAGACGGACTATTCGGCAAGGGTTTGGTGGCTGTCGGTGACGCCCTAGGCCCTGTGGCGGGGTTGATGCCCATGGCCGCCAGTGACATCGAAAAGCGCCGTAGGCGTAAGAAGGAAGCCGGAAGCGCTCCCGACGCGGGTGAAGGCATGCGCAAGGGCGGCAAGGTCAAGAAGATGGCCAAGGGCGGCAAGGTTACTCGCGGCGACGGCATCGCCAAGAAGGGCCACACCAAGGGGAAGATGGTCTGATGGCTAAGACACCTGCTTGGACCCGTAAGGCTGGGAAGAACCCCAAGGGTGGCCTAAACGCCAAGGGCCGTGCGTCGGCCAAGGCGCAGGGCATGAACCTCAAGCCTCCGGTAAGCGCGAAGCAGGCGAAGAAGTCGCCGAAGTCCGCTGCTCGCCGCAAGAGCTTCTGTGCTCGGATGTCGGGCATGCCCGGCGCTATGAAAGACGAGAAGGGTCGTCCGACTCGTAAGGCTCTGTCTCTTAGGAAGTGGGACTGTTAACGTGGAAATGATGATTTGGAACGTCATCCTTAGCGGCATTGTCGGCGTTATGGGGTTCATGATTAAGGGTAAGTTCGACGACCTCGACCGGATCAGCATTCTGCTGAACAAGACCCGTGAGGAGGTTGCCCGCGAGCATATTACTCGCGCGGAAATGAACACCGTGGTAGAACGCCTAGGGGATAGATTTGACCGTGCGGTCGAGCGCCTCGAAGCTAAGCTTGACTCGGTGAAAAAGGGATAGGCGATGCGCAAGATAAAGAAGTTTGCCGCTGGTGGCCGGGCGGACGCGATGCGCGACCGGCGTATGGCGGATATCGAGAGCGACTACAAGAAAGCCATCGCACGCGGCGTGTCCGAGAAGGAAGCACGAGCCAAGCGCGCCCAGCGCGAGGCCGATGCCCGCGACGACTACGCCAAGCGTACTGGTGCTGACCGCACTCAGACCCGCGCAGCTGAGAAGGCCGCTGAAGCCAAGCTGACTGCCACTCGCCGTGGCGTCGATAAGGACATCAAGCCGGTCAGCGTGACCAGCGAGGGTTCAAAGCCGCTCGCCACCGCCAAGGTGTACATGCCTGAGGTTAAGACTCCGGATTTGACCCCTAAGAAGGCCGCGCCTGCGCCCACTAAGAAGGCCGCGCCTGCGCCCACTAAGAAGCGCACTGCACCCGCACCCGCACCCGCACCCGCGAAGAAAGAGACTCCTCGATACGGGGCTAGTTTCGGCAAGCCGGGGGTTAGCACGTCGAAGAAGGACGAAGCTGCTCCGCGAGCGGATCGCATGACCAACTACCGCGCAGAGGTAGAACGCCGCGCACGAGAAAGGCGGGATAGGCGCACGCAGAGTCTGCTGACCGGTCCGTTGCCGGATGTTCGCCGCATGGCGGAAACGGAGACTAAGGCGCAACGCAACGCGGAAGCGCAGCACCGCATAGCGTCTATGGGGCTCAAACCCGCTAAGTTCGCCAAGGGCGGTAAGATTGACGGTTGCGCTGTTCGCGGCAAGACCAGAGCGAAGAGGAACAAGTAGTATGAAACCCGCCAATCGCGAACAGGCCCGTGAAGCCAAGGAGATGAAGCGCATGAAGGCAGGCAAGAAGCCGGTCGGCATGAAGAGCGTCGGCAAGATGAAGAAGTACGCCAAGGGCGGTTCGGTCGATGGGTGCGCCTCCAAGGGCAAGACCAAGACCAAGATGGTTAAGATGGCCATGGGCGGTCTTGCCGGGCGTACCCCCGCTGGGCGGAGCATGATGATGCGCCCTGAGACGCAGGGCGGCCCGACCCGCGCCACTTTCAAGCGCGGTGGTTCGTGCGGGATGAAGAAGGGCAAGTAACATGCGTCCTATCCAAGTAACTGTGTCTGACGCCAGCGGCGGGGCTAAGAACTCCGCTGCAGCTGTGCTCGACTACTACGGGCGACCCGAAGTGTCGCTTCAGGCGGTCGTGACCGGCACTGTCAATTACACCATCCAGCAGACGCTCGATAACCCGCTGGAAGCCGGTGCGACTATTACGTGGTTCGACCATCCGGATACCAACCTTGTGGCGCAGACGGTTAGTAGGCAGGGTAATTACGCCTACATCCCCACTGCCGTTAGGGTAGTACTCAGCAGTGGGTCGGGCTCTGTGCGCCTGACTGTTGCGCAGGCAGGCCTGCACCCGTAATGTCTAGCGGGCTGTACAGCGGCACCTCGGGTCTGGCTCTTGGCACCGGGCTGTACAAGGGCGTATCCAGCCTGTGGGGCGGTGCGTCTGGCCTTGTCGACGGCTTTGGCGGCGAGTTCTCCCCCGCATCGCTGTTCGCTGCTGGCGAGCAAGGCGCTTGGTATGATCCCAGCGATCTTTCAACATTGTTCCAAGACAGTGCGGGAACCACGCCGGTCACGGCTGCGGGTCAGCCCGTGGGCCGGATGGTAGACAAGTCTGGCCGAGGCAACCACGCAACGCAAGCCACTGCGGCCGCACGGCCTACGTTGGGCCGGGTGCCTGCGACGGGGCGGCGGAACTTGCTCACGCAAACGGAAGAGTTCGATAACGCGCTTTGGGTTAAGACGAATACCTCGGTGGTCGCTAACAACGCCACGGCACCGAACGGCACCTTGACTGCGGACACCGTTACTTCCAACGCGGTGAACTCCCGGATCGGGCAATTCGTGGCTTTTGCAGCTGTCATGTATCGGTTCAGTATATGGCTGCGTCGTGTCAGCGGAACTGGGGTTGTGGAAGGAACACTAAACAACTTCACGTACACGCAGTTTTCGCTTACGAGCACTTGGCAGCGGTTTTCCTTCTCGTACACCTACCCCGTAGCGGACAACAACGAATTCCAAATCCGCTTCGGAAGCAGCGGCGATGTGATTGAGATGTGGGGCGCGCAGCTAGAATTTGGAAACACCACCACCGACTACCAGCGTGTCGGCACGACCTTCGACGTCACCGAGGCAGGTGTCGCGGACTTGTATTATCTGTCGTTCGACGGCGTTGATGACAGCATGGCAACCGCCAACATCGACTTCAGCGCGACGGATGAAATGACCGTGATCGCCGGGGTGCGGAAGTTGAGCGATGCGGCGACCGCGATGCTAGTCGAGTTGAGCGTAACTTCTTCGAGCAACAACGGCACCTTCGCTATCTTCGCACCAAACGCGGGAGCAACCTACACTTGGAGAAGTCGCGGAACCGCTCCAACCTTGACCGTTACTCCAGCCAGTTATGCAGCCCCGATAACCAATGTTGTGACAGGGTTGGGGGACATTTCTGCCGATCAGTCGATTATTCGGGTCAATGGAACAGAAGTAGCAAGTGAGTCGGTCGATCAAGGCACCGGCAACTTCGGCAATTACCCACTCTACATCGGCAGGCGCGGCGGCACCACGCTTCCCCTATCCGGCTATGACTTTGGCCTCATCATTCGCGGCAAGACCACCAGCGGCGCAGACCTCACCAACGCCGAAGTCTACATGGCCGCTAAATCGGGAGTGACCATCTGATGCGGATTACCGTAGCCTGTCCCGACGCCTTGCGGAAGGACGCAAACAACCTTGCAATGGTGCTGGCGTGGCCCCAACGGTGGTGATCTAATGCTCTCCTGCGTCCTCATCCTCCCCCTCGACCAGATCACCACCGGCAACGCCGTAGGCGAGGCTATGGGTTGGGGGCCGAACAACTACAGCGTCGCGCTGTCTGCTGACGGCAGCGAGCCTGCGACCTACTACGGCCTCCACGCATGGGCGGGGAACGAGTTCGGGCAGATGGTCGAGACGGGCTACTACCCGCCCGAACTGGCAGAGGCTGGCATTAGCAAAACCGACTATGACGCCATGATGGCCGTGCTGCTCTATTCGTTCTGGCCGGATTACGCCGACCACTTCGCGACGATCATTGCCGAGAACGCTCTGCAGATCGTGGAGGACCAAGATGCGACCGAGTAGAGGTATGGGCGCTATGAAGCCCTCGAAGATGCCGGGCAAGAAGACCATCAAGCGCAAGGACAACCCTAATGCCGTCACGGTTTATGCGAAGGGTGGCAAAGCCAAGAAGCTCGACATCTCCAAGGCGATCAAAAAGCCCGGCGCACTCCGTGCGCAGCTTGGCGCTAAGCCGGGTGAGAAAATCCCAGCAGGAAAGCTAGCCAAGGCGGCTAAGGCCCCCGGTAAGCTAGGGCAGCGCGCCCGGTTCGCCCAACTGCTGAAGGGCTTCAAGAAAGGTAAGTGATGTGGCCCGGACTGATGAGCCCAAGTGGAAGCGCATTGTTGCAAGCGTCAAGGCAGGCAGCAAGGGCGGCAAGCCGGGTCAGTGGTCCGCGCGCAAGGCGCAGATGGCTACGCAGAGGTACAAGAAGTCCGGGGGCAGTTACAGCGGCCCCAAGACCGCTGCCCAGAAGTCGCTCTCCAAGTGGACTGACGAGAAGTGGGGTACCAAGTCTGGTAAGCCTTCGACACAGGGGCCAAAGGCTACGGGCGAACGCTACCTGCCGAAGAAAGCACGTGAGGCGCTGACATCGTCGGAGTATGCTGCTACAACTAAGGCCAAACGCAAAGGCATGGCTAAGGGCAAGCAGTTCGTTAAGCAGCCGAAGGCCGTAGCGGCCAAAACGGCTAAGTTCAGGTAAGGGATACACCCATGGCAAACGCAATCTACCCCCTCTACAAGCAGGCGCTGCTTGACGGATCGTCCAATATCGACGTCAACGATGGCACGGTCAAGGCCGCGCTGGTCGATACCGGCACCTACACCTATTCCGCCTCGCATGAGTTCCTGTCGAGCCTTTCGGGCGTTGTGGGGACTGCGCAGACCATCGGCACCACGACTGTGACCAACGGCGTGTTTGACGGCGATAACGTGACCTACACGGCGGTTAGCGGCGCGACGGTTGAAGCTATCGTGATCTATATCGATACGGGCGTGGCTGGCACTTCTCGGCTAGTCACCTATCTCGACACTGGTCATGGCGGATTGCCGGTCACCCCGAACGGCGGCGATATTTCGATCACGTGGAACGCATCAGGCATCTTCGCCCTGTAATTTTGGCGGGGTAGCGGCATGGCGATTCAATATGTCGGCGGGAAAACCGTCGCGATCCCCGGCAGCCTTTCGACCAATACGAACATCTCGCTCACTAATCTGACCGGCGGGCTTGCCAGTTCCCCGTCTGAGAATGACATTGTTATCGTCGCCTATGCGTCGGCCAGCACCTATGATGTAAACCTTGCGGTCAATACATCCGGATACACCGAGGTCGCTGACCTCTATGCCAACGATACTACCGACACGAACCTTTCGCTCAATTGGAAGCGGATGGGTTCAACGCCCGATGCAACCGTTGAAGTCAATGCAACAACCGCGCAAATCTTCAGCGGAGCCGTGCTGATCCAAGTCTGGCGCGGCGTTGATACTACCACCGCGCTTGATGTTACAACAACCACGGCGACGGGCACAAACACCGTCATCGCGAACGCGCCCTCTATTACGCCGATCACCTCGGGCGCGGTGGTCTGTGTTTTCGGAGCGGGTGGCGGTACTCAAACGACGCGGACTTACAGCCACTCTGGCTTGTCGAACGTTCTAAGTATTTCGGGCGAAAACGTGACCCGGATGGGCTTCGTTGGCGGCGGCAGTTTTGCTTGGACAAGCGGGACTTATGATCCCGACGCCTTCACCCTTGTTGGCGGCGCAGATAACGTCCTATATTCTTGCGCCGCTGCCACCCTCGCGCTGCGGCCTGCGTCGGGGGGAGTTACCCTAACACCGGCCCGTTTTGACAATGGGGTTACGTTTTACGCGGCTACGGTGACTGCGGGCGCTGTCACGTTGACGCCCGCTCGATACGATGATGGAGATACATTCTACGCCGCAACGGTTTCTCAGGGCGGCGGCGCACAGGATTTAACGCCCGCTAGATACGACGATGGGGACGTATTCTACGCCGCAACGGTGACTGCGGGCGCTGTCACGTTGACGCCCGCTCGATACGATGATGGAGATACATTCTACGCCGCAACGGTGACTGCGGGCGCTGTAACACTTTCGCCCGCTCGATACGATGATGGAGATACATTCTACGCCGCAACGGTGACTGCGGGCGCTGTCACGTTGACGCCCGCCCTGTTTACGGATGGGGACACGTTCTACGCCGCGACAATCACGCAAGGCGGCGGCGGCACGCAGACGCTAACCCCCACACTTTACACCAATGCACAGACCTTCTTCGCTCCGACGGTAACCCGTGGCACGGTCACGCTTACTCCTGCCCGGTACGACAACGTCAACAGTTTCTACACCCCCGAGCTGTTCATCTCGGTCAGGCCGCCGTGCTACGTAAACCTCAATGTCTTCTACAGCGCAAACCTGCGGCGGGGTATCCCTGCGCCGAACTGGACTGTAGTACCCGGTGCTACTAATAACGCCTTTACTCCTGCGGCAGGGTCGCCTCCCGCTCCCGTATTTACTAGGGTTTCTGGGGCCACGAACACAGACTACTCCCCCTCGTAGCTTCACATGCCTAAGAGCATATGCTACGCTAAACTGAGCCTAGGGAAGAACTACAGATGACCACCAGCGGCACCAGCACGTTCAACCTCGACTTCAACTTCCTAGCAGAGGAAGCCTTCGAGCGCTGCGGAGTAGAGCTCCGCACGGGTTACGACCTGCGCACTGCGCGCCGTAGCCTCAACCTACTCACCATCGAGTGGGCGAACCGGGGTATCAACCTCTGGACTATCGAGGAGGGGACTATACCCCTCGTGCAGGGTGAGTCTCAGTACGGCATGCCGACTGACACCATCGACATCCTCGACCACGTGGTTCGCACTCAGACCGGGCAGGCGCAAACCGACATCAACATCAGTCGGATCAGCGTCGATACCTACTCGACGATCCCGAACAAGAACGCACAGGGTCGCCCCATCCAGCTGTGGTTCAACCGGCTTGGTGGGCAGACTGGCCCTACTGGCGTGCAATACCCTACGATCAACGTGTGGCCGGTGCCCGACCAGAGTAACTTCTACACGCTTGTGGTATGGCGGCTTCGACGCGTCCAAGACGCCGGTAACGGCGTTAACACACAGGACATCCCGTTCCGCTTCCTCCCGTGCATGGTGGCTGGGCTTGCGTATCACCTGTCTAAGAAGATACCGGGCGCACTCGAACGGTCGCAGATGCTGAAGGCCGATTACGAAGAGCTGTGGCAGCAAGCTGCCGACGAAGACCGCGAGAAAGCCCCGCTGCGCATCGCCCCGCGCCAGTACTTCACCTAAGGGAGTACCATGCCGAACAGGTTCGCCTCTGGTAAGTATGCAATCTCGCAGTGTGACCGCTGCGGGTTTCGCTTCAAGCTGAAGAAGCTGCGTAGCTTGGTCATCAAGACCAAGAACGTGAACATCCTCGTGTGCCCCGAATGCTGGGAGCCCGACCAGCCCCAGCTGCAACTGGGTATGTATCCGGTCGATGACCCTCAGGCATTGCGCAACCCGCGCCCCGACAACAGCTACTCTCAAGCAGGACTCAACGTAGTCGGTAACCCTACTGACGGCAGCCGTGTTATTCAGTGGGGGTGGAACCCCGTCGGCCTTAATGACCCTCTGGGTTTGTCGGGGCTTGTAAATATGCTAGAAGCTCAGAGCGCGGTAGGTACCGTGACTGTACAGACGGAGTGAAGTTATGGACGCTAAGACTGCTGTGCACAAGCACGAGAAGAAAATGCACCCCGGCAAGAAGATGACCAAGCTCGCCAAAGGTGGCAAGACGAACGCCCAGATGAAGGCTATGGGCCGCAATATGGCGAAGATCGCCAACCAGAAGAAGTCGGTGCGCGCTGTGCCGAAGAAGGGCATCTAACATGCAGACCTACCGTAAGCCCAAGCCCGCTCCTATGCCCGACTGCTGCGGCTACCCTAACAAGGTGGCGAACACGCAGACCTCCAAGACGCGCGGCACCGGTGCGGCTACCAAGGGCACCAAGAGCAGCAGCAAGCTGGGGTAACCCATGAACTACGCGCAACTGTTCGAGACCATAAAGGGGTACGTCGAGAACGACTTCCCCAACACCTCGTGGACTGACTCTGCGGGGACGGGGACGGCTACGCTCACTTCCAAGGAGCAGGTCGATACGTTTATCCAGCAGGCCGAGCAGCGCATCTACAACACTGTGGAGCTCTTGGTCGCGTTTGAACAGACGATGGGGACCTTCACCATTGGGGATGAGTATCTAGCTACCCCCGCAGATTGGCTGTCTAACTTCTCGTTAGCGGTCGTAGACTCCAGCGGTAACTATGAATACCTCATCAACAAGGATATTAATTTTATCCGCGCTGCATACCCCAACCCGAACAGTACCGGCCTGCCTGTACACTACGCCTATTTCGACAACGACACGTTTATCGTGGGGCCAACGCCAAACGACGACTATTCCTACGAACTGCAATACTTCCGTTACCCCGAGTCTATCGTGACGGCAGGCACTTCGTGGCTAGGAGATAACTTCGACTCCGCGCTTGTCTACGGCACCCTTCTGGAGGCGTATACCTTTATGAAGGGGGAAGAAGACGTTATGAAGCATTACCAAGCGCGCTACAACGACGCGGTAGCGCAGCTGAAGGAGCTAGCGGAGGGCAAGAACCGACAGGATGGATATCGTTCCGGTCGCATTAGGCTCCCGGTGAGGTAGTATGATCGTCCAGACCCTAACCGACTCGTTCAAGCAACAGCTTCTCCTC